GGCGGAGTGGTGACGCAACGGTCTGCAAAACCGTGTACCCCGGTTCAATTCCGGGCGTGGCCTCCATCGACCCAGCATGCCACTTCGATCTTCCTGAGCGGCGCGCCCGGCGAGTCGTCCTTGGGCGGGCGGGCAACAAAAGGTACGGCTTGGGCGGTGCGGGCAGGGCGGGCGGCGCAAAAGGACTTGGCGATGCGCCTCCGGCTTGGTAAGAGGCGCCGACCCTGAGGATGGGCTATTCCGCGGTAGCTCAGCGGTAGAGCAGCCGGCTGTTAACCGTTCGGCACTCCAAACAAACCCCAGCAAATTCAAGCACTTCCAAGCCGCCCGATGTGAGCGGCGCCAATCAGGCATTGAAGCAGGCATTAAGCCCGAGTTGCGCCCACAATCGTAGATTTCGCGAAGAACAGGCTGGTTTCGCGCAATCGACTTGCACTATATAGCGATCCACCCATCGTCAGAGAACGTCCGAGGTTCACGCCGTGGCCTTGTCGCGTGCGCGTTTGTCGCCTGAGCATTTCATCAGGCCCAAGGAGCTAGCAAGGCGCTGGCGCGTCAACCGTTCGACTATCTGGAGATGGGTGAGAGCAGGCGACCTGCCTGCCCCGGTCCGCATCAACAAGCAGGTTGTTGCGTGGCCGATGCAGGTGGTCCGCGCCTTCGAAGAACGCAACTACAAACCCCGATGAGGAGCCACATGACGACAACCACAGCACCATGCACCGATTGCGGACGCGTGCACGTCAACGATGCGACCGCACACCATCGGCAGCTAGTGGAGTACCTGATGGAATACCTGCACAAGCACGGTGGATCGCCGAGAGCTCAACGCGACGCGCTGGCGGGTGCGCTCGCATTCGTGACCTTGCTCAAGGTGCAGCCGCACGTGCCCACGGCGAAGCGCGAGGTTGCCAAGTTGGTTGGCGGCTACATGGACGAAGTGCTCCGTGGGGCACGGCGGGCAGTCAATCAGGGGCGAGCATGATCGCAGCAACGCCAGCGCCCCACTGTCCTCCAGGGCGCTGGCGCCCTCTGAAGCCGTCCCTACTATCGTATCACCAAACTGCGCCAAGTTGGTTGGGTGCCCTAACTAATCGACCTGACCGCTAGTCGCCCACGAACACCACTGCAAGAGGCGTGAGTGCTCGCCAAATCGATCTGAACCCATACTCGCCAATCAGCTCTTGCACTCGCCTGCAACCTCGCCACGCTACCTCGCCTCGATACGTGTCTAGGTTCAACACTCGACGCCGACCCCACCCCACTCTCTGCAATTGCGGTGACTGGTCTCTCGTCTTGTCACACGCATTGCGTATCGCTCGCCCTAGCCGCTCGACATCAACCCGATACAGGGCAAGGTACTTGTCGAACCTCACACTCCAGAACGCGTCGTGATCGAACTCGACTAGGCTTTGCAGGTCAACGATACCAAGCTTCTCGACCGGACCCCGCCTCTTGGCTCGCCACTCGAAATGCAGGCACCGCAACTCGCCCGTAATGCGCGAGTGGGTCTCCTGATAGAACGTTGTGCGGTTGCTCGCCCTGCCCGGTCCGTCATAGCGGTTGTGGTTGGTTCGCTCGAATAGGGCGATCTCATATCCACGCCGCCACCATTTCCGGACTAGCAGCGTGTCCAGGGTTTCGTGAAGGGCATCGATATCCACGCCGCACCAGTCGATTGCTATCTCGACGTAGTTTATCATCACGGGTCGCCCGGCCATGATAGCGGCGAGGTATCGAAACGCCTCCACTGTAGGCTGGCGTAATTGCACCCGGTAGACCCATTGGCGCTGGAACCTCATGCGCCGGCAAAGGGTGTGCACGCCTCCACCACATAGGGCGGCAAGCTTCGCAACCTCGTTATGGGTTAGGCGACGGGTGAACCAGATCTGAACCTTGTCGAAATACCGCTCGCCCTTCGGCAGGGTGATCGCGTCGCGTATCGCGTGCCAGCGGCCCGAACTTTGCGCTTGATTATCTGCGAGGGGTTCATGTAAATTCAGCATTGCAACACCCGACCAAGGTTTGCGCTCATTACATCGCCCGTGTCAGGTCTCCAGCCCGACACGGGCATTTCATTGCAGGGTCACTTTACGCCGGCATTAACTCCAGCGCAACTGTCCACAAATGTAGTCAGTAATGTGCGTAAGGAGACCACCCCTCCCTGACATTCGCCTTCGCTCGCTTAAGATGGCGGATCAGCTTCGCCTTATTGCCGACCGGAACCGGAAGCCGCACTCCCACATATGGCTGGCTCGCCTTGGGGATTCGGTTGGCGAGCACCCGACTGCCGACGATCATGCCTCCAGCTCCGGCGACAACAGGCGCCGCTGCCAGATACTTCGCGACATTCTTCGGCTTGCACTTGATCCATTTGGCGAACTTGTCGGCAGGCGTGTAGTCCCATCCAACTCTGCCCATTGCGATCAGGTGCAGCGCGGCGGCGACCTTGCGCGTCGCCTTGGGTCCGCTCGACGCCTTGTCGATCAGGATATCCAGCTCATAATGTTTGAGCGGTGCCATAGTGGGATGGGAGGCTTTATATCGAGGCATAGGCACATCCTTTCTGTTGACAGTTACTCGCCGGGGGTGCGTGCCTTTCGTCTTGATACTGACGGTTCCCACACTAGTCGTCAATGGTCGGGATATGGAGTGCTCTTAGATTTATGCATTGGCGTTCGCTTGAAACCCGCTGAAATTGGGCGTTTATCATTCGTTAACGACTGACAATTGCGACCATTATCACTATTGAGTTTCGACGTGAAAGCTGATACCCTGCGCCCCAACAGCATTCGGGGTATTACCCCAGGGTTATCAACCCTGCCCCGATGCTGCGCGGGCGTGGCGAAATGCCGTCCGCACCAAGGTCCAAACCAGACTGAGGAGCAATGCCATGGCAAGGCGAAAGTTCGATCTCAAGGGCCTCAACACCGACACGTGGGCAGCCGCCGCGTTGGCTGAGGAAATCATAGCCGAAAGCACCATCAGCGGTCTCATGAAGGCCAAACCCAAGGAAACCTGCGAGGCCCTGTTGTGCATCGTAGTGCAGGAGATCTTCCGGCGAGCCCGAAGCGATGACCACGTGTCCGAGTTGTGCGCACAGGCGAGCTTGGCCATGACGGTCCTCACCGTCGCCCAGCGGGGGGAGGACTGCGCAAATGTTCAAGCAAGCTGACCCTCAAGATGAGGACCATGCCGACGGCGCCAAGCCGAACGGCAGCCGCCCTCCCAACGGGAAGGCTGACACTGCTGACACTGCTGACGGTAGCAAGGCGAAGCTGACCGGTGCCCAGCGCAAGCGGGTGCTCGACAAGATCCGGAAGTTGCTCGCGCTAGGGTTCGGTCCGGGCGCCAGCGACGCCGAAGGCGAAGGGGCTTACAAGAAAGCCCGCAAGCTCATGGAGGAGAGCGGCATACGGATCGAGGAGGTCTATGGCGTTACCCCGACAGACGGCGAGGCCGGCAGCGAACCCGAGCCGCGCCCCGAGCATTGGCCCGACCCTGTGGAGGGCGGCGAACTTGTCAGCGAGATCACGAAGCTCCTAAAGCGGCACGTGATCGCCCAACGCGAGCACTACCTCGCTTGCGCCCTATGGGTGATCCACGCCCATTGTCACGACGCCGCAATGCACTCGCCTATCCTCATGATCACCGCGCCTACCATGGGCTGCGGCAAGTCCACCTTGCTCGAATGCCTGGAATATTTGGTGCCCCGTCCGCTGCGCACTAGCCACGTCACGTCGGCAGCGATCTTCCATCGAATTGAGCGGTACAAGCCAACGGTGCTCATGGACGAGGCCGACACCTTCGCCCCCGACAACAAGGACCTACTGTGCTTGTTCAACGACGGCTACAGGCGCGGCGGCAAATTCCACCGCAAGGATGGGGACTACAGCATATGGGCACCGAAGGCGGTTGCGTTGAACGAGCACAACAAGCTCGCCGCCACCCTTCAGAGTCGGTCCATAATCATCAAGCTTCAGCGCAAGGCGCCAGACGAGGTCATCCATAGGGTCAAACCTCCCCAGGACAAGCATGACGACAAGGACCCGTTCAACGCCATCCGCATGAAGTGCGTCCGATGGGCCAAGGACAATGCCGAGCGTTTGGTAGGAGCGGAACCCGACCTACCCTCAGACAACGACCGCACCAACGACAACTGGCGACCTCTTATCGCCATCGCTGATCTGTGCAAGCGTCCGCAACGCGCGCGCGAGGCTGCTGTAGCCCTAACCGGCAAGAAGCTGCAGGAGCCCCCGATCCATGAGCAGCTATTGCGTGGCATGCAGCGCCTGTTTGAACGCGACGGCGGACGGCTCCCCAGCACGCATATCGTGCAGGAGCTGCTAGCCATCGAGGACGGGCCTTGGAACCGCGTCAACGGCGCACCGCTCAACGTCACGCTGCTTAGCCATCTCCTCAAGCCGTTCGACATTAAGCCGAAGGCGGCGAGGATCAAAGGCAAGCAAGCGCAGTGCTACCGCGTGGAGCAATTCGTTGACGCCTTCAGGCGGTATTGCCCGCCCCCAAACAGTCAACACCGTCAACACCCTCAGCAGAAGCCTAAGCCCAAATCGACCGCGCTAAAGCGCCTGCAGAAATCGTGATGACAGTGTTGACAGTGGTGAGGGTATTTCGGCGGCCCTCACCACGACGCCAACCGAAAGGGTATGCCAGATGATCGAACGCAAGCGACTGAAACGACGGCACGGCCCCGATAGCCTGGATATCACTGGACGTAACTTCGGCCTCTGGAAAGTGCTGGGCTTTGCAGGTCACCACACGTGGCCTAGCGGACAGCAGCACCAGAAATGGCGTTGCAAGTGCCAGTGCGGAATAACCAAGGATGTTCTGAAGCCCCACTTAGTAAGCGGCAAGAGCCGTGGCTGCCGGCCTTGCCGCAAAGCTATGGGACGGAAGCCCGACCTGACCGGCAGGAACTTCGGCGGATGGCAGGTAGTAGCTCGCGACCCTCGCTATCCCAACAAATACACGGTTCGCCACACGTGCGGCCATGAGCGCCATTCCAATCATGCCCTACTGACCGCTCCAACCACGCCCGAGTGCGCTCACTGTAAATTCAGAGCAGCCGTCACCGGCATCGGTGGCAAGATGAGAAAGCGCCGAATGGATCAAGGGCTCACCTTGGACAAGGTAGCCGTGCATCTGGGCGTCACTCAGCAGCGCGTCGCCCAGATGGAGAATAGCCCCGACCGCTGGTGGTCTCCCAAACGTCGCAAGCGGATCATTACCGCGTTGGAGGAATTGCGGTAGTCGAATGAGGCCCGGCCCGAATTGTAATGCGCTTACAGAATGATTGACGCGCCCCGCTCGCCGTGCCACTATTGAAACTCGGCACGTCCTTGCCAGGGGTGGCTTTGTCGTGCTGGGCATGTATTCTCCTCAGCCTTCTCGGTGGCCCGCTCGCAGAATATTGAACTGCGGCGGGCCATTATATTGGGCATTTCAGACCGAGTTGACAGTATACAGACTGATGTGCCTATATTGGCGCCCATGGCCAATTGGTTCTGCGTCCAAACCCGACCGAATGCCGAGTTTCGCGCCGTTGAAGATTTGCGGCGCGAAGAGCTTATGGTCTGGTTGCCGCACACCTATACACGCGTCACGCCAAAGCGCTGGGGTTACAGGCCCCATTATCCCCGCTACTGCTTCGTCTACACGACTGACACCCGCCTATGGCTCGCGAAGCATCACAAGTGCTCAGTCGTGACGCTGGCCACCAATGAGCACGGCGACCGGTTGCCGGCGATCATCCCCAACGATGTGATGCAGGTTCTCCAGGCCGGCTTCGACGCGAGCGGGCTTGCCCTCACCAGGACCGAGGCGAAGCGCGCCCGCTTCACGGCTATGGAACGGGTGCGGTATCGCGAGGGTCACCCCTACCGCGACCTACTGGTCAGGGTCATCGAGGACGACGGCAGCGACAGGGTGCGCGTCCTGCTGAGCATCTTCGGTCACCTGCAGAAGGCAACAGTTTCGGCTGCCGACCTAGAGGCAGCCTGATCGGCTCTCGACCCCGCTACGGCGGACAGTTCGAAGGCGGTCTTCCCAATCGGGCACCAAACGAGCGTCATGCGGCGCGCGGTTGCTAAGAGTGTGAAACGCCAATGACGTTGACAGCCAAGAGACTGCACGAGCTCTTCAGGTACGATCCGGTCACGGGCAAATTCAAGCGCAGGCAATCGACGCGCGGCCCGAGCGGACGGGCAGGTATGCTCGCTGGCGGTTCGGATAATCGGGGCCGCGTCAAGATCAAGATCGATGGCCGTAAGTACCTCGCCCATCGCCTTGCATGGCTGTATCAGACTGGCGAGTGGCCGCCCAAGGGGTTGGAAATCGACCATCGCGATGGCAACCCTGACAACAATGCTTGGTCCAATCTGCGCTTGGCTAGCCATGCGCAGAACATCCGAAACTCCCGAAGGCCATGCACCAACAAGACAGCCTACAAGGGTGTAAGCCGAATACGGAAATCGAACGGCAAGTACCGCGCTCAGATCAAGATCGGTGGCGTCACCCACAACCTTGGTGCGTTCACCAATCGCTACATCGCGCATCTTGCCTACAAGCAAGCGGCCAAGCGTCTCTTCGGCGAATACGCGAGATTTGGCTGAACGGTACAACCTGCCGAGTGAGAGAACATATGTGGGCACTGCGCTACGCCACACGCACACCGATAGGGTGGCTCTACTTCGCGCCGATGGCAGGTCCGCCCGACCCCGAGAAGTTCGGCCGTCCCACGGACTGGACCAATGACGCCACGGTCGCCTTGCGTTTCCCAAGCCAGGGTCACGCCGACATGCTGCGCATGTGGATGGCAGCGGCCGACGTTGACCATTTCAGCAACGTGGAATCCATCGAGGTCAAGTGACCAAGCGAGCTAGGGACCGTCGCCACGACGCCAAGCGGCGTTTCGATAGGCCGTGGAGGAAGTGGTATGACACCCCACGTTGGCGGAAGATCAGACAAGCGCAGTTAACGCTGCACCCGTTCTGCCAGCCCTGTCAGGCCAAGGGTAAGCTCACCAGAGCAGAGGTAGTGCACCACACCCAACCCCATCGTGGTGACCCTGTGCTCTTCTACAATGGGCCGTTCGAGTCAGCGTGCAAGCCCTGTCACGACGGTGAGCTACAGCAGCAAGAGCGACGTGGCTACTCGACTGCGATAGGTGCGGATGGTTGGCCTACAGATGCACGTCACCCCGCGAACCGGCAGTAACCTACCTGTCTATCGGTATCTAGCTGCTGACCAGATCAGACGTATCGCTTTCACAATGAGATATGCGAGAGCACCTATGGCTGCTACAAGGATAATCTCAAAGAGCTGCGGACCTCTCAACGTATACATGGCTGATGACGCGGCCAATACCATTACCGCAAAGAAACCCCCCACTAAGAGTACATCCAAGGCCATTGACCAATAAAAGGCGATACCTTTGCCTCGCGCTGTCGAGCGACCACGCCACCACTCGGTTGCTGTACCTCTCATGAGATCATATATCAGGGCTGAAAGAACTCCAGTCACAAGCGCGAATATCCATTCTTGAATGCCCATTTCGGTTCACTCCCAAAGTAGTTGCCACCGCATCAAGTGTCGCCAGGGATTGGGCCTACGGGCACGTAGCCTCAGCAAGTGCTTGTGGCCAAGATAGGGCACGAGGGGCCGGTGCAAACAATTTCGCATCCATCCCCGGGCCGGCGGCGGTCCACAAATATCCACGACAACACTTCAGATGCCCAATCCCCGCGCACCGCTCGCCAAGCTGAAGGCGAGCGGCACACTCGACGCCAACCCCGGTCGCTACAAGCACCGCACCGAGCCGCAATCGCAGCCGCTTGGACGCCCGAGTAGCACCCTCAATAAGCAGGAGTGCAAGGCGTGGCACTGCTACGTGCACGAGGCTCCATGGCTTCGTGAGGGCGACCGCAGCCTAGTGGAAATCGCCTGCCAGCTACGGGCCAAGATGTGGTCGCGCAAGGGTCTCGATCTGAACGAGGCCAACACCTTCATCCGAGTGCTTAGCAAGCTCGGCATGACCCCTACCGACCGGAGCCGGGTGTGCATTGCCGAGCCCGATAAGCCGCAAGACGACGGCGAGAGCTTCTTCAACTGACCATGATCCCACGTAAGCGTCTATCGAAGCCGGCACCCGAACCCGCTGCCGATGACCTGCATGATCCAGTCCTCGCCTATTGCGAGGCCGTGCTGCGCGGGGATGAGGTAGCTGGTCCGCATGTTCGTGCGGCGTGCGCGCGGCACAAGCAGGATCTAGCGCACGGTCACGAACGGGGCTTGCACTTTGACCTTGCCGCAGCCAAGCGCGTCATTGCCTACTTCCCGGCCGTGCTGCGACTGTCAGAGGGCCAATTCGAGGGCGTGCCCTTCAACCTGCACCCGGCCCAAGCGTTCATCTTAGGCAGTTGGGAAGGGTGGAAGCGCGCCGATGGCACACGCCGCTATCGTCGCCTGTACGTCGAGATGGCGAAGGGCAACGGCAAGAGCCCGATGGCCGGTGGCATGGGCCTGTATGGCCTTGGCTCAGACAACGAGCCCGGCGCTGAAATCTACTCGGCAGGTGCCAACAAGGAACAGGCGAAGGTCCTCTTCAACGATGCCGTGAAGATGGCGAAGCAGTCGCCATCGCTCGCCAAGCGCATCACCTTCGCCGGCAAAGCCACCGTCCACAAGATGACGATGCTGGCCAAGCCACAGAACGGCGCCTTCTTCGCCCCGGTATCGAGGGAGACCCGCAAGCGCGGCAGCGGCCCGCGCCCGCACATGGCGCTGGTGGACGAGGTTCATGAGCACCCCGACGGTCACACCATCTCGATCCTTGAAGCCGGCTTCAAGTTTCGCCGGCAGCCGTTGCTGGCCATGTTCACCAACAGCGGCACCGATCGGAACAGTGTCTGCTTTGCCGAGCACAGCCATGCGGTGAAGGTCGCCCACGGCGATCTCCCCGATGACAGCACCTTCGCCTACGTGTGCGCCTTGGACGAGGGCGACGACCCGATCACCGACCCCGACTGTTGGAAGAAGGCCAATCCCCTTCTCGACGTGATCGTCACCCGTGAATACCTCGCCGGCCGCGTGAAGCTGGCGCGCGACATTCCGGCGAAGCTGAATGAGATACTGCGGCTCAACTTCTGCGTCTGGACCGATGCCGAGACCGCGTGGATCAGCCGTCAGGCGTGGGAAGCCTGCGAAGACGCCACCCTCGACCTAGCCGAGTTCGAAGGCAAGCGATGCTGTGCCGGCCTTGATCTCAGCAGCACCCTGGACCTGACGGCCAAGGCCCTAGTGTTCGAGGATGGCGTCACCGATGACGGGAAGCCCAAGTTCGCCGCATTCGTGCACGGCTACACGCCGAAGGCTACCCTCCATGCACGCGAGGAAGCCGATAAGGCGCCGTATTCGGTATGGGTCCGCCAAGGCTTCCTGACCGCTACCGAAGGCAGCAAGATCAGGCTCGACGTGGTGGCCGATGACCTTGTGAAGGACTCCCAATCCTTCGACCTGATCGAAGCCGCGTATGACCGCTACCTGATCAAGGACTTCCATCTAGCGGTCGGTGACCTTGGCGCCACGCTGCCTCTTCATGAGCACGGCCAAGGCTTCGCACAGCGTCGCGGTTGCGAGCCCGACTGTCCCAAGCGGCATGAGCACGAACCGGCCCCGCTGTGGATGCCGGGCTCAATCGATGCCCTGGAGACGCTGATCCTGGAGCGGCGCATTCGAGTGCACGTCAATCCCGCTCTCCGGAGCGCAGTGGCAGGCGCCAGGTTCGTGACTGGACCAGCCGGCAACACTCGCCGCTTCGAGAAGAACTCACCGGGCGGCCGCATCGATATGTGCATCGCCTTGACGATGGCCGTGGGCAGCGCAGTGCACGCAGTCGGCACCGATACCAGCACCGGCTTCGTCGATCCAAACGAGATGATCGCGGTATGAGACTCTTCGGCTTTGACATCAACTGGTCTCGCAGGAGCACCAGCCTCACCGTAGATCAGCTTGCTCAGCTGTATCGGGAGGTCTACGCCGTATCGGCCGGCATCGCGGTCAATCCTGACCTTGCGATGCAGTCCCCGACTGTGCAGGCCATCGTGCAAGCGGTCAGCCGGCGCATCTCGACCTTGCCGGTGTACGTCTACCGCAAGACCATCGTAAACGGCCTCACCCGCAAAGAGCTGTTGCCCGATCATCCCGTTGCCCTGTTGCTGGCCAAGCCCAACAGGCTGATGAACCCGAGCAAGTTCTGGCTCGACGCTGCCAGTTGGCTTGTTCGCTACGGCAACGCCTACTTCTGGAAGGGTCAGACTGCTACCCGCAAGGTGCTGCGCTTGATCCCGCTGCACCCCGGCAGCGTGTCGGTCAACGATGACCTGACCGACATAGAGTCGCTGATCTACCGCGTGACGTTTCGCAACGGCCAGCATCAGGAATACCGGCCTGACCAGATCATGCATGCGCGTGGTCCTGCCCGCGATGGCATCCGCGGTGACAGCCCCGTCATGGATGGTCGCGAAGCCATCGGCCTTGAAATCGCCGCCGAGAAGTTCGGGGCCATGTTCTTCGGCAACGGCGCCACACCCGGCCTTGTGCTGCAGAATGCGCCCGGCAGCCAAGGCTTTAAGACCGATGAGGAGCGAGCCAAGTTCCGCCAGAACCTCGAAGACGTCTACGGCAAGCGTGGCCGTCATCGGGTGTTCGTGCTGCCCAAGGGCATCGAGATTGCGCAGCAAATCGCCATCGAGAACGAGAAGGCTCAGTTCCTACAAACCCGGCAGTATCAGCGCACGGTCATTTGCGGCTTCTTCAACTTCCCGCCGCACTTCGCCGGCGACCTGACCAAGATGACGTTCGGCAATGTCGAGCAACAGTCGCTCGACTTCGTTCAGAACGTGTTGCAGCCGTACTGCACCATCTTCGAACAGGCGATGGAGCAAAGCCTGCTGACCGATGAGGACCGCGCCAACGGCATCTGTATCGAGTTCGATATGGATGCCGCCCTTCGTGCCGACTTCGCGACGCGACAGACCGGCCTCGCGGTCATGCGACAGAACGGCGTGATCAGCCCCAACGAATGGCGCGCACGCGAGGGCCTGAACCCTCGTCCAGGCGGCGACACCTATCTCGACGGCGGCACGTCGGGTCAACAGCCCACGGGCACCGATCCCGAGGACGAGCCCGAGCCCGGTCCCACCGAAGACGAGCCCGACGAAGACGAGGGTGATGACAATGCAGAAGATTGAGCGCCGGTCAGTCGGCTTGTGCGAAGTACGCTTTGCCGACGATGGCACGCGCGGCGAGTTCAGCGGCTATGCCAGCATCTTCGGCAACAAGGATGCATACGGCACGTCATTCGCCAAGGGCGCCTTCAAGCGCACCCTTCGCGAGTGGGAGGACCGTGGCAAGTATCCACCGATGCTGTTGCAGCACGGCGCTGGCTTCCTCGGTGGCGCTGACGATGATGTGCCCATCGGCAAGTACACCCACATGGAGGAGAACAGCAAGGGCCTCAAGGTCGAGGGTAAACTGTTCGCCCTTGGCACCGACCGTGGGCAATACATTCTCGAAGCCATGCGGGAGGGTGCGCTCGACGGGCTCAGCGTCGCCTTCTTCCCTCGCAAGTTCGAGAATGGCAATACCGCCAAGGGCGAACCCCGCATGACCTTCACCGATGTTGACCTGCGAGAGGTCAGCGTCGTTACCTTCCCCGCCAACGACCGTGCCCGTATAGGCAACGTCAGGTCGATGACGGTCGAGGAATTGCGCGACCTGGAGACGGCTCTGCGTGACGCAGAGTTGTCGCGCGCTACTGCCGCGAAGGCAGTGGCAGTCTTCAAGACCTGGCTCCAGCGTGACGCGGGAGCGCCGATCAACCTTCCTCGCGATGAGGACAGGCCGGCACCAACCGCAACCAACCTAGCCGACGTGATCCGCACCGCACGCAAAGTGCGGGCCGGCATGTTGGCGTCACGATAAGGAGTAACACGCGATGCCGCGTGCAACTGATGAAGTCAACCTGAGTGATCTCAACACGCTCATTCAGGACATCGGCAAGACCGTCCACGATCAGCGCCAGCTTCTCGACACGCTCGAAGAGGGCGACGCCGAGACCAAGGCCAAGATCGAGAAGATGGACGGCCACATCGCCAAGCTGCTCAAGCTCAAGAGCGATATCGACATCTCCTACAAGGCGATGGAGGCTCGGCTTGGCGAACTGGAGTCCCGTCGCGGCCAGCCCGGCCTCACTGCCCTTGCCGACACTCAGGCACAGTACAAGACGGCCTTCCTCGGCTTCATGCGCGCCCGTGGCGACGGGCACGCTCAGAAGCGTGGCGAACTCGCTCACAAGATGAACGAGCTTGCCATCCAGGCCCGTCAGCAGGCAGCTGCGGAGCAGCGCGCTATCAACATCGGCAACCTGCAGGAGGGCGGCTATGCCGTGCCCGAGGAGATCCAGCGCGAGATCGAGCGTCTCGAACTGAAGTTCTCCCCGGTGCGCAGCCTCGTTCGGGTTCGCAAGGTCGGCACCAGCGACTACAAGGAGCTGGTGGACGAGGCCGGGCAGGAAGCGGCGTGGGCATCGGAGATGGCCGCTCGCACCGAGACGGCAGCCGGCACCCTGCGTGCCCGCACGCCGACCGGTGGCGAGCTTTACGCCTACCCGAAGACGACCCGTTGGGCGCTGGAGGACATGTTCTTCGATGTCCAGCAGTGGCTCACCGAGGGCTGCGCCCGTGCCTTCGCAGTGAAGGAGGGCCAGTCGGTCATCGACGGCGACGGTAGCGACAAGCCCACCGGCTTGCTGGCCACGACGCCCGTGACCACGGACGACTTTGGTTCGCCGCTCCGTGACCACAACGCCTTCGAATACTTCCAGGGCACGGGCTCGCCGCCGACCGTCGATCCCGACAACCTGTTCGATCTGGTGTACGGGCTCAACAGCGCGTATCGGAGCAACTCCACGTGGGTGATGAACTCGCTCACGACCGGTGTCGTCAGGAAGCTGAAGGACAGCAACGGGCAGTATCACTGGCAGCCCGGCCTCCAGCTTGGGCAGCCGCCGCTCCTGCTCGGCTACCCGACGGCGACCTGGGAGCAGTTCCCTGACGTTGGCGCCCAGACCTTCCCCATCGCGTTCGGGGACTGGTCGCGTGCCTACGTTCTCGTTGATCGGGCCGGCATGACCGTCCTGCGCGACGAGATCACCAGCGTCGGCTTCGTCAAGTTCTACATCGCTCGCCGCGTCTACGGCACGGTGTTGAACAACGATAGCGTCAAGTTCCTGCGCTGCCCGTAACGGGCTGACGGGGACGGGAAGGCGAGGCGTTACGGGCACATCAACTCCCAACTTAGGGAGCCCCCGATTGAGTGACGCCCGGCGCTTCGCCTTCCCGATACCATGAGTAAGAGCAGCAAGCATGCCCCGGTTATCATGCCGCCCGTCGCGCCGCGCTGGGACGACGGGAGAACGGTCATCGTCGCCGCGCCCGGCCCGAGCCTCACGCAAGAGGTTGCCGAGCGGTGCAAGGGGCACACGTGCCTTGCCATCAAGGAGGCATACCGCCTCATTCCTTGGGCTGACGTATGCTACGGCTGCGATGCCAAGTTCTGGCTACGAACACAAGGCTGCCCCGACTACCAGGGCGAGAAGTGGTCTAGCCACGATGACGGCAGCAACAACAAGCTAGCTGCCGCCCGTGACTACGGCGTCAAGCTGTGCAACGGCAAGGCCGGCAGCGCGTTCTCGCTCGACCCCGGCCACATCCACTACGGCAGCAACAGCGGCTTCCAGGCGATCAACTTGACGATCCTGTTCGGTGCCACCCGCATCGTCCTAGTCGGCTTTGACATGAGGGTGGTGGACGGCCGGCGCTACTTCTGCAAGCCGCACCCGACACAAGCCGGTCAAAGGATCGACTACGGTAAGTTCTCCGAGATATTCGGCTACGCGGCACGCAAGCTGCCGCCGACGATCAAGATCATCAACTGCACACCGAATAGCGCCCTTCGCGCTTTCCCACTCATGAGCCTCGAAGATGGCCTTACATCCCATCCGACTTGATATCGACCCGGTGCCATCGTCACCGCTGCCGCTCGACCTTGATTTGGTCAAGAGCTACTGCGCCGTGGACTTCGATGACGTGGACGACCTGCTCACGACCCACATCATGGCGGCCGTCAACGCCTTCGAGAACGCCACGCATCGCACGCTGATACTGCGCGAGCACAGATGGGTGCTGCGCGACTTCTCCAGGCCCTACGTGTGGACCAATACCTTCGGCTACATGCATCTGCCTAGGGGTAAGACGGTCGCCATCGATCAGATAGACTACATCAGCGACGGCGCGACCGTCACCCTGACCGGGCCGACCAGCACGCCGGCCGGCGACGATTATCAAGAAGACCTTCGCGGCGATGACGGCGGCTTGCTCATGCCGCCCCAAGGCCAGCAGTGGCCTACTGTCGATTGCGACGTGCCAGCGCCGGTCACCATCACCTTCCAGGCCGGCTGGGAAATCGGCGCCCTGCCACAGGACATCGTCAACGCCTTGCTGTTCCACATTCGGACCAGCCTGGACGATCAGCGCACCGACCCGACCAAGCAGGAACAGAACCTCAAGGTCTTCGAGACCTTGGTGAGTTCGTATCGTCTTTCGAGGGCCTACTGATGAAGGCCGGCACCCTAGACCGCAAGGTCACCTTGCAACGAAAGTCGGAGACGCTGAGTGCCAGCGGCGAACCGGTGGTCAGTTGGGGGACGCTGGTGCAGCGCCTTTCGGCCTCAGTGTCTCCGACCCGTGGGGATGAGAGCTTTACGCAACCGCAATTGCGCGCCAAGCAGACGACCACCTTTCGCGTTCGCTGGCACCAAGCGATTGCCGACCTAACCCCGCAGGATCGCATCATCTACCCCGCCATCGGTGCCGGCGAGGAACCCGAGCCAACAGCGATCTACGACATCCTCGCGGTGCATGAGCTTGGTCGCCGCGAGACCTTGGAAATCATCGCCTTCAGGCGGGCAGATACCTAGCGGCCCGCTCCATCATCTGGCGCACGTCGGCGGCGCTGAGGGTCAGCACGGTGGTTAGCACTATGTCCTCAGGGGCAACGCGGGGATCGAGTGGCCTCCTGAAGCTTACTTGCCACAGTTCGCGGTTTCGGTGCTGAACCTCGCAAATCATGCCAGCGGGTTCCGAGCCCTTCCCCAGCAAGAACAGATCACCACCACCGGTATCGATCTTGTCATCGATCATCGTCGGTCCTCCCTGTTGAGACAGTCATAGCATGTCCCTAGCCGACATTCGACCCGCGCTGCGCACGTTCCTGCTGGAATTCAGCACCCTCGCCGCTGAGATAGGTGGCGAGCGCATCCACGCTGTTGTGCTGCCGCAAGGCGTGACCGCGCCAAGCATTGTCTACAACAGGATCAGCGGCTTGGGCGATCACAGCATCCAAGCTCCCACCGGCCTTGCTCAGGTACGGATGCAAATCGACGCCTACGCACAAACCCAAGGCCAAGCCGACGAACTGTCGCGCCTGATCAAGGAACGGCTCGACGGCTACAGCGGCCCGATGGGCGACGTGACCGTGCAAGGCGTGTTCTACGACACGATGCGCGACGACTACCAAGACGATGTGAAGCTGTATCGCGTGTCGCAGGACTTCATGATCGTCTTCGAGGAACGGTGATGAAGCTCAAGGTCGAAGGGCTCAAGGAGCTAGACCGCGCGCTTGGCGAGCTACCGAAGGCCACCGGCAAGAACGTCGTTCGCCGCGTGCTGCGCAAGTCGCTTGAACCGATCCTCACCGCTGCCAAGGCCAACGCACCTGTAGCTACCGGCCGGCTGCGAGAGTCCATGGTCATCAGTTCCCAACTGAAACGTAGCCAGCGAGGCCGTCGCGAAACGCGAACCGGAGTGACGATGTACGTGGGCTCTGGCGCTACCGGCAAGGTGCGGCACGCGCCGCATGCGCACCTAGTCGAGTTCGGCACGGCCCACCGATCCCCCAAGCCCTACATGCGTCCTGCCTTCGACGCCAACAAGGAGAAGGTTGTCGAGATACAGCGGCAGGAGTTGGGAACCGAAATCGCGAAGGCGTGGGATCGCCTCGTGAAGAAGGCAGCCAAGCGGGCTGCAAGGTGACTACAGGTAACATCGGAGTAAACTGACAATGACTACGGAAGCGAAGATTGGTTATGGCTCGCAGTTCGAACTGTGGGACGGCGCGGCATGGGTGGAGCTCAGCAGCGAGGTCAACAGCATCGCCGGCCCCAATCTGGCCAGCGAGGCAATTGACGTAACCGCCATCGGCTCGCCGAACGGCTACAGGGAGTTCATCCAGGGCCTGAAGGACGCCGGCGAGCTTACTATCGAGATGAACCTCGTCCCCGGTGGCGTAGGCGACGCGCTGATCCGCACGCTGTTCGAAGCTGGCGAAGCGGTGCAGTGGCGCGTGACGATCCCCAGCGCCGGTTCGCCAAGCACAGAGCAGATGACCGGCAATGCGATCATCACCGGCTACAACTACACCATCCCTGCCGCTGAGAAGATGGCCGCCACCCTGACCTTGAAGGTCACCGGCCCGGTCACGTTCGCGACCTTCTAATCGTCCCATCGTATAAGGAGCAACTGTGTAATGGGCAATCCTCACAAGGGTGAACTGTCGTTCACCCTGCACCAACCGTCGCCCGTAGCGTTCGACCACGGCGGCAAGACCTACAAGCTGGTATTCTCAGCCAACGCATTGTGCGAGATGGAGAACCTCACCGGCCAGCCTGCAATTGCCGCCTTTGCCGACATGGGCGACCCTGCCAAGGCGCGCATCACCACCTTGCGCGCCGCACTGTGGGCAGCGCTCAAGGACAATCACCCCGACCTGCCTCTTTATCGAGCCGGCGAGATTATCACCGGCATCGGCATGGCACAGGCCAGCAAGCTGATTGGCGAGGCGTTCGCTCTCGCATTCCCTCCTCCTGGGGGTGATCGCCCTTTAGCGGACCAGTCGAGCCAACAGGATGGGACTGGCAAGCCCTCCTGAAGAACTGGCTGGAGTTCGGGCTCGGCTACGATCTGTTCTGGCGACTGACGCCGCGCCTATTGCTGCTTTCGCTTGAAGCTGCCCAGCAGGCACAAATCAATCAGCACAATGAGCGCGTTTACAGCGCCTATCTGACTGAGGCGCTGAGCCGTACCAAGCGATTGCCCAAGGTAGAAACGTTGTTCGCGAGGCCGCAGCATCGGCAGGGTCAGCGGCAAACTCTCGATCAGCAACGCGGCATGTTGCGCGCCATCGCAGCGGCGTTCGGCACTACGAAGCATCTAGCCCCGCCCCGCAGCAAGGCGGTTCGTATGACGCCAGACGAGTTCGCCCAGACGTTCAAGAGGTAACCAATATGGCCGAAGCCGTTGGTGTAGTACGCACTGAAGCCACCTTCGAAACCGCTCAGTTCGAAGAAGGCACGAAGCGTGCCCGTCAAGCTCTTGGTCAGTTCGATAGGGCGACCAAGGATACAGGTGGCGCCCTTGCCGGCATTCAACGCCAGTTCGCGGCGGTAGCCAACGCCGTGCGCGGCTTGGCGGCTGCCTTCGCCGTTCAGCAGACAGTCCAGTTCGCTGCCTCAATGATCCAAGGCGCCGCTGCACTAAGTCGTCTCAGTGAGCAGGCTGGCGTTACAGTCACTCAGTTCCAGCAGCTACGCTTCGCGTTCCGTGACGCGAACCTTGGTGAGCAGGAGTTCGCGCAGAGCCTCGCCATCTTCGCTCGCAATATGAGCGACCTGCAGAGGAACACCGGCCCATTTCTACAGTTCTTGCGTGAGAGCGCGCCTCAATTCATCGCCAATTTCCAGGCCGCCGATACCCTGAGCGATCAGTTGCTTGTGTTGGGCGATGTTGTCGCCAGACTTGGCGACCGACAGGACCGGGTGCGTGTGCTGACCGCAGCCGGTGGCGATGCGTTCGGCCGCTTGGCTGCCGACATGCCCAATCTACGCCAGCGATTGGCAGAAGCCGAGCGAGGCTTTACCGGGGTCAGCGAGGAAGCCGCCAAGTCGGCCCGAGAGATAGAGCGGGAATACCGCGCCATCGTGACCAACATCACGTCGTTTCTGCAGGGTCTTGTCGTCGGCATCGTCAACACGTTTCGTGAATTGCCTCTCGAGGCTGAAGCCGAACGGCTGCGACAGGCTATTCGAGGCACACAGGAGCGCATTGATCGCCTGACCGAAGGCACGGCAATGTATAACGTCCGTGTCCGGGAACGTATCGAGCTGGAACGCCAGCTGGCCGCTGTGTTGCTGCGGCTGAACCCCTTTCCAACGACGCCACCGGGTAACGAGAGACTGGCAGACCCCAACATCGTCAGGATGATGCAAGCGGAACTGCAGATGTTCCTGCAGTTGGCCGAAGGGTCGCGCACACTCCAACAATCGCTCTTTGACCTGACGAACACCCAGACCATGTTCGGCAGCACCACGATGCAGGGCCTTGAAGGGCTCAACTTCGCGTGGATGACCCATGCCGACATAGTGGCAGCGGCGCAAGAGCGCATTCGCCAAAGCTACACCGACACGGCCGAAGCCCAGCGCATGCTCGCGTCGGTCACGCAACAGTTGAACGTTCGCTATCAGCAGCAGGTAGGGCAGACTGCACAGGCAGTTGGCCAAGCTCTTGTTGCTGTATTCCCCAAGTCGAAGGCGGCTGCCGCCGCTCAGGCTTTGATCAATACCGCCGTAGGCGTCACCCAAGCTCTCACGCTGCCCTTCCCGCTGAACTGGATACAGGCTGCGGCCGTGCTCGCGAGCGGTATGGCTCAGGTCGCTGCGATCAAGTCTGCCAGCGTCGGCGGCGGCGGCGCGTTGCCGTCTCCTGGTGGCGGCGGGAGTGGCGGTGGTGGCGGTGGGGAAGGTGCTGGCGCGGCACCGACCCGCATCGTGATCGAGCAGGTTGACCCGAATGCCTTCTTCTCTGGGGTGCAACTGAACAACCTGATCGATGCGATCAACAACCAAGCCGAGAACGGCCGCGTCGTCATAGCCTCGAAGCTGGTCTAGGAGGGTAACGCCCATGCAAGGCACCATCGCCGTAGCCGCATCTGATGTTGAACCAGGCGCCGTCGGGATCACGGTCACCGCAGAAGACGGCCGCACCTTCGTCATCCCATTGCGCGGCTACGACCTAGTCCATTTCGCAGAACAGTTGGGCGCTGCCTGCACGACCGCGTTCATGGATATCGCGGCCGCAACTCTCAATGACCAGTTGCCTCCATGCGACCGATTACCCTCAGCGCACCCGAAGCCCTGACGCTGCTGGCCTTGCGCCTGTCGGGCGTGTCGAGCGTCATTGCGCTCCGCCACATCGGTAAGCCCCTTGTCTACTCAGTGCCCGCTGGCTACTGGTGGCGCGACCTCAGATGGCGCACAACCAACGTCACGCTTCCCTACGTCAGCGTGCTGAAGTCAGAGTCAATCGAGCCTGTCGGGTTCAACCCGAAGCCACCGATAAAGCGCAAGCGGCTGAGCCGCCGCAAGCAGTTCACGGTGGGAAGCAAGTGGCAATTCACAGTCGGGGAGAGGACCAGTAAGCAGCGTCGCACGTAGCGACGCCCGACCCCTAGCCCACCATCATCCCCCCTCGCCACCCTGACATGAGAAAGGCCCCGGTTCATCGCCGGGGCCTTTTGCATTGGGCAGATATTCGCTAACCGCTGCCTCGCATAAGGTGCAGCACCCAGAGAAATAGCTTCGCCCCCTGCTTCAGCACGATGCCGACCCAGCCGAATGCAGCTTCGACCGCGAGCAGACACACCGCGAGCACCAGCAGGATAATGAGCGCCTGGACCCAAGCGGGAATCTCCCAATCGGTTTGCGCCTTGCGCAAGGTCCCATCGGTCCCGTAGGGCATGACGAGCTCCATGTGCTTCCGCCGCAGGAGCGCGCTGCTACCTTCGTTCGGATCAACTTCGCTCGACGATGTTTCTGGAATACCTGTCGGCTTGCTCGGAACCGTGGCGAGAGGCTGACGCGTCGCATCTTCCTCCCTCAATATGGGCGGCAACGCCAGCTGGCGCGGTCGTTCTTGGACCGTTCCGCTAGGCAAGACTTCATCATTCGGGCTGGCGCCCGTTCGCTGGTGATTCATCACGGTCTCCGTTTCGCTCAATTGGCGCGCTGCCGAACCTTCACCATCTGCCAAGACGCCGATCCGGTACGGCAGCGCGTTCCGACGTACCCGTTGGGGGCCGCAGGAAACTCAATTGTTGTGCTGTTGCTGGGTAGGTAGTGTTCCTATTGTTGACCTCCCGTTCAGACTATCCTGGTGCTATGATGGTGACGCCAAGACGCCGGATCCGATTCATCGGTCTCGGCTCACGTCGCCTCCCCTTCCTTCCGGTGGGGGAGGCGATTGTGTAATCGGCTCCTTTGCGATACTCTGTATTTCAGCCCGGTCCTTTCACGCATCGCCCCTGCAACGCTCCCTGGTTTGCGCGCAACCTCCACGTTGTTAACGCGCTCGGAGCCTATTGGTTCCATCACAAGAGGTTTGCTTGCGATCTCAGGCTTTGGCGTGGATGCTGTGACTCAACCCCGAATTGTGAACAGACTTGGTGAGCTGAGGCGAGCACCGCCTCTCGTCTCCTACGCACGCACGGCCTCGCGCTGTGCGCCCTCATTGAGACTCAAGGGGAAGACGTCATGATTGGGCGGCTCGGACACGGCCTCGCGGCGCAACCGACCTCGGCAGCCCGCTTCATGAACGATGTTTAATACCCGATTCGCCAGCCGAGCCGATCAGCCCAGCCCTAGCCGACCTAGGCCGCTGGCATGCCCCTAGGGCGCTCGCCAGTGGCCCGCTATGGGCCTGTCAGGGCTCGCGGCGCGGTCGGGGGTAGGGTGACCTACCCCAGGGCTCGCGCCTGCCAGGGCCTCAATAGCGCGGGTGCGGCAGCCTGCCGCAGAGTTGCGGTACGAAAGGTGAACGGCCTTTAGGCTTCGATCCACACGCGGCTGCACATGAACCAGGACCAGCGACGGCGCCACGCTTCCTCGCTCATGCCGAGATTGGCGAACCGGCCGTGAAGCTTCCTAGCCGCCTCGCGGTAGGCTTGGTGTGCCTCTTCCTCGTGGACGTAGCGACCTAGCAAGAGCTGCCTGTCACCCTTAATGCGAGCCCGATAGAGACCCCGTGCGCCGTCCCAGCCTACGCCCTTGAGCTCTACCGGGCTGATGCCGCGCCGCTTGCCTTGGTTGCACGCGTTCTGAGAACGCGTTGCCAGCCGCAAGTTGTCCCAGCGGTCATCAAGCGTGTCGCCGTTCTTGTGATCGACTTCGTAGCCGGGTGGTGGCCACTCCCCCGTGACGTAGAACCACGCAAGTCGAGCAGCTTTGTACTGGCGACCGAGGAGCTTGATATGCCGATAGCCGCTCCCGTAGGTGGCTCCTGCTGTGCTGCCGGCTCTGATGTTGGGTCTAGGCGATATGAGCCATCGCCACGTGCCCGTGCGCGGGTTGTAGATCAGCACTCTGACTAGCTCAGCATGACTCAATGGTGGTATGGTGCGGTCACGCATGACGGGCTCTCCGATAGCCTGTTGATGCCAGGGCCTTGCCGGTGTGGCGCACCGGCAAGGCTCGCACCCATCATACTGCAATCGTCAGTGTTGAGACTAGCAGTCGCCGTTGCGGTCCTTCAGGTGGCGAAGCACACCCTTGGGCGGGTCGGGTCGCTCGGCAAGCTGGGCAAGGTGGCGTAGGCGCTGGGCAAGCCGCTCGCGATCTACAGGCGATAGGGCCTCGATATCGGCCTTAGTCAGCGTCTCCAGCAGCGCCATGATTTGCGTGATCAATGCCATCCGTCCATCCCGTGACTGATCGTCTGTTGACGGAATACCACAGTAGGGCTCTCAAAGGCAAAGGGCCGGCTTGGTGACCGGCCCTCGCTACTGTCGGCACTGTCGGCAGTGTCGGTTACGAGATGCGAATGTAACCGTGCTTCGTGTCCCAGATCAGGTCACCGCGCCACACCCCTTTGGCAAGCGCGGCCTTCACGGTCATGCCGGTCTTGTAGAGCTTGAAGCGCTTCGCGCTGGCGCCGCTCTTGGGGTTCGACTTGGCCAGCACCTTGATCTTCTGAGTGTCCTGGAACTTCGGCTTCATTGTCGTGTCTCCATGTCAGTGTGTCGCCTGATGTTCCCTACACTGACATGATGTGCTTAACGAAGCTTTAAGAATTGCAGTCAACGGATTAGTATAGGCATCGGCTGCCTATGCCCCGTCGGCCTTCGCGGTCTTCTTGATATCGCGCACTAGGGTGTCGATGTTGGCCGGTGTGCCCCAAGCTCGCCAGACAGCCTGCGCAGACCACAAACCAGTTATCAGGGTGCAAATGACGAACACAGCGTGCCAAGTCGCGGCAGGGAAGACGAACTGACGAAAGTCGGCAGTAGCCAGGACGGTGACGAATGTCGCAAAGAGACTTACTGGCGCAATCCAGCCTGCTTGTTCGGTCACCGCGCTGATGTGCTTTAGAATGCACAACTTCAGCTTGTCTTCCGTAATGATGATCATCTCCTGCTCAACGTTCCAGTTCCAGTTAGTCCTGGCGTTGCGCACGAGCTGTTCGTTGAGCTGTGTGTCAAACGTGGCGTTCTGCGTTTGCTCCTCACTCATGCGCCTACCCCTCCTCTTTCTTCGGGGTCGGGGCTGGCGGGTTTGGGGCTTGCGGCAAGAGCCCCAGGACACCGAGCGCGTGCTGAGAGAGGAACCCGCATCGATTGCACGCGGTAATAACGGTTGGCACCGTCGGCCCACCAATGATCAGGGCACCTGAAAGCTCACGCTGCAACGACGGGTTAAAGTAGCCATCAACGATGCTGAACGATGTGTTGCCACACCGAGGGCACGGCCTGTTTACGCCGCGATCCACCAGCGCCTTGGCGATCTGCTTTCGCTGTTCCTCGTCCATTGGCACGCCTTTAGGTGGATAATTGCCGTATGGGTTCGCCCGCTGCGCGCGTCAACCTACAACCGATAACTTAGCTGTGGAAACAATAAGCCCCGGCTAACAGCCGGGCGAGGTCACCGCAGCACCTTCACCTTGTCGTCGCGAGCCCGTGCAACTACAGCCGCAAGATAAGCGGCCCACTTGTCGAGCGCCGCGCGAATCTCAGGCAGCCGCTTGCTGTGGTCGTAGACGCGCTGGATGCCGCGCTTACCGTGCCCGATCACCATCTCGGCCACCACATCGTCAACGCCGAGCCCGGCCAAGGCCGTCCTGAGAGTATGGCGTAGGTCGTGCAGCACAAACGGCGGCAGCGTGTCGTAGGTCTCGCCACGCTTCGCGGCGCGGTCCGCCAGCGTGCCCGCTATGTGCTCGTCCAGCCATACCTTCAGCTTCGATAGCGATCCAAGCTGGTGCTCGCCGGTATGTGAGAACACGTGGTCGTCAAGGTCGCGCACCGGCACCGATGCCAACAGGTCCAGCATGGCATCTGTGATCGGCACGTCGCGGGGCTTGCCCGACTTGTTGCCGGTCCGCTCGCCCGGCACGGTCCACACGCGCTTGGCGATAGCCGGTCGCCGCGCCTTGTCCTTGTCGCGTAGCCACTGCCGCAACTCAGGGTGGAACTCGCGCCAGCGTGCTCCCAGTGCCTCACCAAGCCGAGCGCCGGACAGCATCAGCCATTGCACGGCGACCCCTTCGGGATACTTGCGAGCGACCGCAGCAAGCCACAGGGCGACTAGTTCGTCCTCGGAGAGCATGCGGTCTCTAGGGTCGAACCTGGCGCCATTGAGGACAAGCTTCTTGTCCAGGCTGGCCAGCGGCGACGCTTCGATCAGTTCATCGTGCACGGCCTGCTTGAAGATCAGCACCGCATGCCCCCACGCCTCGCGTGCACCGTGCGGCGTGCGCTTGGCAAGATCACCGATCACGGCCTTGACGTCTCGAGGCGTGATCGCTGACACGGGCTTGTCGCCCCACGGCGCTATCAAGTCGCGGCGTATGGCCAGCGCGTCCTTGTGAGCCCGGCGATTGGTGCGCGCCGCGATGTACGCCTCAGCTAGAGCCCTGAAGGTGTTCTTGGCCTCGCGTTCGGCCTTGGCCTTCGCCTCCTGTTCGGCTCGCTCAGCGTCAAGCCGGGCCTTCTCTACAGCTGCCGCAGCCTCAGCCGCTACGGCTGCCGGGTCTTTGCCCCGCTCGACAAGCTGCCGCCACTCGCTCGCCTTCGTGCGGGCTTCAGCCAACCCCATGCCAGGATACTTGCCCAGCGTGCGCTTCGATTGGACCTTGCACCCTGGAAACCGAAGCTGTAACACCCATAGCCGGTCACGCCGACCGGCCTTGAAGATGAGACCCTTGACGATGGCATCGAACAGCATATCGCCGGGCTTTGCCGCGTCGAGCGCCTTCACCGTCAGTTCGGTTGGCATGGTCGAACCCCAAGTAGGCATTGAAACAGGCATTAGAGGGCCTGCGCTTGCCTACCTACGGTTGACACCCGTTGCAACAAGTTTGTTGGATGAAAGCCTTGGAATTCCAATGACTAGCGTCGCTAATTGGCTCGGTGACGCTAAGTGGTCCGCGGTAGCTCAGCGGTAGAGCAGCCGGCTGTTAACCGGCTGGTCGCAGGTTCGAATCCTGCCCGCGGAGCCAATTTTCTCAGGCACTTAGCGATAAGTGTGATTCTGCGAACACTGGCTTTTGGCCTGGGCATACGTTAGAGTCTCTCCGGGCGCAGCAGGCTTTTGCGCGCTGGTACACGGCAACGCCGGTTCATGGCCCTTTGCCTCGCAGTCGCCCAACGGTTGTCTGGCCGGTCGTCGCAATCGGGGTCAATCCGGCGTCGGGCGCTAGGGCGCTCCCCCATGTCCGCGACGAAGTTGACGACCCCACCCCGTACCGACGCCCGCGCTTGCACCTATCAGCCATTTCCCGAAGCCATGAGCGCCAATTAAAACCACGGGCAGGGTTGAACCTTCGCGGACAGGTTTTGGTCAAGATCATGTCGGGGGTTGTAGTGCCGAACGGATCGAAGAGCCGCCAGCGGCCTTCGTGGTGGCGCTGGCGTGCGATGCCAGCCGGGCCCGGCGCAGACTGCCCTGATGCGTCCGGGTGTGGGCGCTGCTAGCGGCGGGCTCGCTCCACTCTGGCGAAGAGCATGCGTACCACCGCGGTCCGGCGCCCTGCCTGCTTCGCGGACGCGTTGGCAGCATCGCTGCCGAGGCCGAGCACCGCCATGAGGCCGGCGCAGACGCCGGCCACGGCACCGCCCACGAGCACCACGAGTGCGATCGGCACAAGCAGGCCTGTAGGCCGCATAACGCGGCGTTGGGTTGGCGCAAGCTGGTATCCTGGACATTGCACTTGGTGTGTGCAACGCCGCGGCAGGTCGCGCGGAGGTCGCGGCTCCCAGCAACCGCGCTGACAGACGATTTCGCGCCGCGGACCATCGGGTCGGCCATCGCACTGTCTCCGGCAGCCGGTCGGTTCGCAGTGCCAG